CCAATTAAGGATGAATGTCATGACACTTAAACTTGTAAGAACTTGCTGGGCCTGTCCAGAACAGTATGATGTTCTGAATGAAAAGAAAGAGACTGTAGGTTATCTTCGGTTGCGTCATGGAAACTTTAGAGCATGGTGTCCAAATGCTCTTGACGAAATGGTTTATCATTCTGAACCAAAAGGTGATGGCATCTTTGATGACGATGAACGAGAATCGCATCTGACAGAAGCAGTCAAAGCAATTCAGAATTACTACAATCTAGAACCAACAGGTCTTTATCTTTTGGAAGATGAATATAAAGACGACGATTTGCTGCCGTAGCACAGAGGTAGTTGCACTTCCTTGGTAAGGAAGGGGTCGGTGGTTCGATCCCACTCGGCAGCACCATTCAGATTAGGATAAATAGATGAAAGTATGGTTAGTCGAAAAATCAGTTTATGAGGGTTCAGAATTGCTCTACATTGAACTTGTAAGTGTATTTGACTCAGAGCAAAAGGCACTTGACTATGTGAATCACTTTGCGATTGATCCATACATACACTATAGCATCAAAGAAATGGAAGTAAAATAATGCATAAGTTCGATTTCGTTCAAATCAAAGAATATCTAGACAGTGTGAGTGAACATTCCAAAATTTACATTGGTTGTGACTCTGCTGCTTACAAGAGACACGGTAAGTGGTATGCTGACTTTTATAAGGTCATCGTTGTTCATATCGATGGTTGCCGTGGATGTAGAATCTTTGGTGAGATCGAAACCGAACTTGATTACTCTGCAAATCGTAAGAAACCTACACATAGATTGCTAAATGAGGTATATAAGGTGGCAAGCTTATATTCTCAACTTGCAGAGATAACTGACCGCGGTATTGAAGTTCATCTTGATCTGAATCCAGATAAAAAACACGTTTCTAATCTGATTACAGAACAAGCAATTGGATATATCAGAGGAACATGCAATGTTATTCCTCTAATAAAACCTGAGGCTTTTGCCGCAAGTTACGCAGCCGATAGATTAGTAAGAGGAAAATCAGTTTGAATTATCAAAAGGTGCATGATAATATAATTAAGTCTGCTAAAGATAGAGTTTTAACAGAAGTCTATACTGAAAAACACCACATAATTCCAAAATGTCTTGGTGGTGATAACAGTAAAGAAAATCTTGTTTCTCTTCTTCCGAAAGAACATTATATAATTCATCACCTTTTGACAAAAATTTATCCTACGAATCGAAAGATTCTCTATGCCTTTACTATGATGTTATCCGAAAACCAAAATCAAAAAAGATTTATAACAAGTAGAATGTATGCCAAAATTAACGAACTTAAAAGTCAGTTAAACTCTGGAAAAAATAATCCAAATTTTGGTTGTAAAACTGGAGGAGCAACAGGGTATAAGCATACAGAAGAAACAAAAGAAATAATAAGACTTTCCAAACTTGGAAAGAAACGAGCACCTTTTAAAAGAGGTTCACCAAGTGAAGAAACAAAGAAAAAAATGAGTGAATCTGCTAAAGGTAAAATTCCTTGGAATAAAGGAAAAAAGTTTATCTTGATTGGCGAGCGCGAGCGGTCAAGATAAGGTTGTCAACTGGCCTTAGCAGTTGGCGGAGCTTTGCCGGACCAAAGATGGGCCGCCTCCGGTACCCAAACCAAAACTGGAGGTCCCGTTTTGGTCCTGTAGCACAATGGTAGTGCGGTGGTCTTATAAGCCATGATCCCCAGATTAGGGAACGATAGAAGTTCGATTCTTCTCAGGACTACCAACTAAGTGGTACCTATCGTAAGTCAAAAATTGGCACATAGGGCTGATAGGTTAAAAGAAGGCATGTGTGACTGCCACTTATTCTTTTGGAAATGACAACTGATGAGGCATCAGGACAGACTGCTAATCTGATCGTGCCCTCCGGGGCATTGGGATCGTTACCCAGCATTTCCGCCAATTTATAAAGAATGAAAATGAAAATAAGCAACAAGTACAAACGAATGGCAGAGATATACAAAATCTTTTCCAAAGACTTTTCGGAACTTGTTTATGATGACAATGCTCTGGAAGAAATGTTTCTGTATGAGTCTCGTGGCATTCGAATAAACAATCCAAGAAATGGATACCTTGCTGGAAAGCAATGGATGGATGTAAATATTGCCATGTGGAAAGAAGATATTCACACATCACTTCTTACCAAAGAAGAGTTGTATTTGGATGAAACATTTCCTCATTGGTGGTTGGATAAAGTTCTCACTTGACAATATAATTACCAAATCGTATAATACTATACATTGAAACTTACAAGGAAATATAGCAATGGGAGTCGATTGCACGACTTATGTGATGCTGGGTTATAAACTAGACAAAAAATCTACATTAGGAAAAGCACTTTATGATGCATGTGAGGAATCTTGCCAAGATACTTTTGGGGAACTAAAAGTTATAAATGATGGTATGTCTGGTGAATATATTGTCATTGGTAAAGTATATGGTTCTGGTTGGGCATTTCAAGATGATTTATTTGTGGAAATTGATGTCTTTGATATCAATCAAAGTGATTATATTGCTCAGGAAATGAAACATAATTTTTCATTCGGTGAGGAAATTGTAAATAACATTCCTCTCAAACTACTCGCATTCCATTATTACAGTTAAATTGAAATTTAGGAGACATTATGGCAAAGTTAAATCAAATTATCGCAGTTGAAAAGGGAATCAAGTCCAAGGTTTATTCTGATCTTACCGAAATGAATAAACTGATTCAGAAGGCATCTCTTTTTAATGGTCTGACCAAGAAGTATGAAAAGAAGGATGAAGATGGTGAAGACCTTCCTTCTGAAAAGCAAAAGGTTCAATACACGGTTGATGAAGTTCTACGTAACGTGGAACGTTCCCTATCCGAACTTATGACTGTCACGGCCCGCAAGGATTTTACAAATACCGATGCCAAGGCCGATGTTAAGATTGGAGACAAGGTACTTGTTGCTGGTGCTCCAGTAAGTTTTCTTCTCTTTCTCGAAAAGGTTCTGACAGACGTTCGTACCTTTGTTGGCAATCTTCCTATTCTTGATGAAAGTGAAAACTGGACGTTTGACGACAAGGCAGGACTCTTCGTGACTGATGTGGTCAAGACCCATCGTACCAAGAAGACTCAGAAACCTATCGTTCTATATCCTGCAACTGAGCAGCATCCTGCACAGACACAGTTGATCACAGAAGATGTGATTGCTGGTTACTGGAATCAGGTAAAGCAGTCTGGTGCTATTCCAAAGACACGCAAGGCAGAAATTGCCGAGAAGGTAGAAGTTCTTCTTCGTGCGGTCAAGGAAGCACGCGAAGCAGCAAACGTTCAGGAAGAAACAAAATCACCAGAGGTTGGAGAAGTTGTGTTCGACTTCATCTTTGGTAAGTAATAGAATAAATGCATCACCAAAGGAAACTGGGTAACTCCCAACCCGAGTGATAAGGGGTTCGGTGTCCGATAGATTAGACTGTCGTGGTCTTTTTGGGAATCGAGACAGGGTATCACTGATGCATTTATAACCAACAAGCTCAAGCTTGGTGTGAAGTTAAAAACGAAACATTGCAGGTTCAAGTCCTGCCCCCTACACATAGATCATATGACCCTGCTTAACCGTCCCAGTGATAAGAGCAAAGGTTGTAAAAATTGCCTCGTATGATCTATGTGTAGGGGTGGCGAAATTGGTAGACGCGCCTCTATTCAATGAGGAAGTTTCAATTAATCTTAACCTATTCACAGCAAACTGAGCATTGCCACGCCGACTCTATCGAAGTGTGTACTGCCCCAATTAACCAATGTGGGTTCGATTCCCTCCCCCCGCTCCATTGTATGCGGGGGTAGCTTAACGGAAAAGCAGTTATTGTCAGTTTGACGGTATACATTAAACGCCGAGAGTTGGATAAAGTCGTGGTGTCGGGCAGGAGGGGTTTGGATATTCCCCTTCTGCCTTTTCTTTATGCCTGTAGGGAGGAAGTGGTCTTCTCATTGCTCTCATAAAGCAAAATGTGGCGGTTCGATTCCGTCTACAGGTACCAATTTTGCTCATGTAGTCCAACTGGCAGGAGACAACAGGTTGAGGGCCTGAACAGTGGAGGTTCGAATCCTCTCATGAGCACCAAACTGCCCCTTTAGTATAAAGGCAATTATTCCTCTTTCGTACTGAGGAGATACCGATTCGAGTTCGGTGAGGGGCTCCATAAATATTGATGCCAAGCGGTAGTCGCAGCATCAATTAGAGGGTTGGCAGGATGTGAATCAGACTACCTGAGGAAGACGAAACCAACCCTCAAACTTTTATAAATACAGACATAACGAAAGGAGTTTACCATGGCATCAACCATTGGTCTTCTGATCTTTCTTGTTATGTTTGCTGCGATGATTGCCAAGATCAGTCTGTATCTTACATCCGGCAGATAATCTGTCCTCGTATTAATCCCAAAAACAGTCCTTGACTTATTTGCCAAGACCTGTTACATTGTAACTTCAAATCGCGAAAGGTTATGGGAAAAATGAATCGCATCTATATGACAAACGGATTGTTAATTCGAGTCGTGTATTTTGTTTGTGGATTTATTATTGGAGCAGCATTATTTTCTCCAGCAAACGCACAGGGACTTTCTCAGTTCGGTCTATGGGACGACGATCCTGTTGCAATCGAACAGTGGAATTATGATGTTCGTCCTGCTGCACCAATGGTTCCTAGAATTGTAAATCCTGGTCCGCGTATTGAAGTCATTCCAGAAGAACCAGAGATTGTTGCGTTCCCCAATGATGAAGTTCCTGGTACAGTTGTAATCATTCAAGAGTTGCGTCGATTATACTATGTAATCGACGCAAAAACTGCGTTGGAATATCCCATCGGTGTTGGTCGTGATGGATTTCAGTGGAAGGGTGTTGAAGAAGTCTCACGTATTGTAGAGTGGCCCGAGTGGATTCCTCCTCCTGAAATGCGTCAGCGTCGTCCAGAGTTGCCTGTTCGTATGGCAGGTGGTGTGAATAATCCTCTTGGTGCTGTGGCAATGTATCTTGGTAATTCACTGTATCGCATTCACGGTAGTAACGAACCCAAGACAATTGGTACTGAGTCATCGTCTGGTTGTTTTCGTATGCATAACGAACATGCCGTGCATCTTGCAAGTCTTGTTCGCGTAGGAACTGTGGTAAAGGTATACTAAATAAAAAACGAGTTTGCATCTATAGCATAACGGAGAGTGTCCGGGTCTTCTAAACCCTGGGGTCCAGGTTCGAATCCTGGTAGATGCGCATAGAGTCCCTTTGTTGTCTATATAGGCATATAAGACCTGTACAGCAACAAAGGGACTTCATTATGTTTTATACGATCTATAAGATTACAAATACTCTTAACGGCAAATACTATATTGGTAAGCATCAAACTAAAGACCTAAATGATGGATACTTTGGTTCTGGCAAAGTTCTTAAACATGCGATCAAGAAACATGGTATTGAAAACTTTACCAAAGAAATTCTTCATGTGTTTGATACAGAATTAGAAATGAATGCTAAAGAGAAAGAACTTGTGGAACTAAACGAATCCAGTTATAACCTTTGTCCTGGTGGTAAAGGTGGTTGGGGATATGTAAATGCCAATGGATTAAATAATGATTCGAATAATAAAGAGAGATATGAAAGATCGAGAAAAACATTAATTCATCGTTTACAAAATGAACCAGAATTGCTAAAGAAATACCAAGAATGTAGAATGAAAGCAACTTTAGCAGGATTTAAAAAAGTCTCAGAAAAGTATCCAGATGGTTCTTGGAGAAATAAAAAACACACAGAAGAGACTAAGAAAAAAATTAGCAAATCTGCTAAAGGCAGAATACCATGGACTAAAGGAAGATCGAGAACACCAGAAGAAAAAGAAAAAATAAGACAAGGAGTTCTTGCCAGAAATAAAGAAAAGAAAGAATATGAAAAAACATTGCCGCTTTGGTGAAGGTGGTCCTCACGTCTGCCTGAAGAGCAGAAGAACTCTGATCGTAACAGAGAGGCGGCACCATTTTTTGAACCCATGAAATACAGATTAGATAGTGTACGCAAAAACAAAACACGACTGAAACGCAGATTTATTTCCTCTTCCCCAAAGAAGAAGACTTCGATTCCGCGAAAGAAGAAACGTGCATGGTTATTGCCTGCTCTTATCGGAAGTCTATATCTGTTATTTCTTGGGTACATTCTTTGGCATAGCATGATCTTCAATCAAGAGATCGCAACTCTAAAGAATAACATTCGACAATTTGAGAGCAATGCCAAAACGATCATAAAAGAAACTAGAGAAACGATCATCAAGGAAGTTCCTGTGGTGAAAGAAGAACCAAAACCAAAGATCATAAAAAAGAATACCAGTGATTGTTATACTGCAAGACGTGGTGGACAATATTACACAGACTGCAATTGGAAATGATGCTCCCGGATCGTCTAACGGTAGGACGCTTCGCTCTGAACGAAGAAATCTTGGTTCGAATCCAAGTCTGGGAACCACTAAGTCTCTTTAGTCATCTGGTGAAGACTCTGGTATGACATGCCAGGAAGGTAGGTTCGATCCCTACAAGAGACACCATTCATTATGAAAGATAAAAACTATGAATAAATTTCAACTAGCATTGGCATTTGCATTTGGTATCAATGGATTTCTGGCGATGCATCAAAGTGTTGTATATATTGTTCCAGCACTAATTTGTGCAACTATTCTCTTTTTCAGTGTCAATAAATCATGACCGCAATATTTCATAGATATCCAATACAAGCATTCACATGGGTCAAATCAACCCATACGCTTGTGACTCATTATCAAGCTGTTGGTCTTGAAGCATTGCAATATGCTCCAGAATATTTGGAAGTAATTGGTAAAACCAAACGTATTGAGTTTAAAAAAACAAACGGTTCATTACATGCTGTTTCTTATTTGCCTATTGATGTGAAAATTTCTCATATAAATCCATCTGGTACAACACATGATAATATTATTCTTGTAATAAGAGATTGGTGATAAATTATGAACGAAGTGACGTTTGATATTGCTCAATTTCATTATTCTAAAAGTGTTCATATACTAAGAGCAAAATGTTCTAAACTTGGATATCCGACTCTAGAGTCTTTTCCAAATAGATTTACTATCTTCGGAAAAAAAATGACCATTTCGTTTATATTGTCAGTCGATATGGGAACTGAAAAATCCTATATTCCAGATGATAAAATCATATCTTCTGGACCATATGGAAATATAATTGTGGCAATAGAAAAATGAAACTTGTAGTAGTTGTTTCCGTAAGCAATGATGAATGCACGATAAACAATAAAGCATTTATCGATGATGGATATGGACGTATCAAAGCATTAAATTATGCCAAAGAGATAGAGGAAGAATTAGGATGTTCGATGATTATACGGATAGTAGACCTTCCAGAGAACCTTCTAACTGGAAAATAATTCGAGATGTTTCCATATTCATTATTCTCTTGACAATCTTCACGGCAAGTTGTATAATGTTGCTTAAATAGAATTATCTTGTTCGGACTATCGCTCTACGGAGAGGAAGCTCAGGACTGCCAAGAACAACCGTACTCGCTCTGTGGGAGAGGGTAACCATCTTAGTACGTAGTCATGTGCGATGTGACTATGCTCGTTTGTACCACAACGGAGGAGGCAGCAACCCAAAAACGAGACGTTGACCCTGTTCGGCGAGTCTCATGGTAGGGGCCAATAGACGAATGATAGTCGCCCGCAAGGGTACAAAATCCTGGCTATAGAACAAGATATAAATACATCACGTTAACCAAAATACGGAGAATAAAATGAAGTTTATTACTGTTACTGCACTTGCACTCACTCTTTCTCTTGCTGCTTGCAAGGAAAATCAGGGTGTTGCTCTTGGTAACTTCGAAAAGGAATGTGCTGGTCTTAAGGGAACTCTAGCACGAGTTTCTGCAAACGAATATACCTGTACCCTTCCAGATGGTCTTGTTCTTAGATCAGTGGACAAGAAGTAATACTCAAACTAACACAAAGGAATAGATATGCTCGCAACAGTCAAAACCCTTGTGCGAAACTTACATGATGAAAACCAAGAATTGAAAGAAGAAGTCAAGGAACTAAAACAGAAATTGCAACACAGTCACACAACCATTAATGATTTACGTTATTCTAAAAGACAGTTATTGCGTGTTGTAGAAAATGTGTCACAAAAATAATTTAAAAGGCATGGGTAAAACCATGCCTTTTTTTTATATCTAAATTTCCCATTAACTAAATAAATTTGTGGGACATTCCCAATAAGGGCCAAGATGGAAAAAGTCATCGCAGCAATCGTCACATTTTGGTTGACATTCTTTGTTTGGCAAAGAAAACTGTTCTACAGATTTTGGAAAGACTTGGGTTTTATGATTAAAACACTCTTTTCTAAGGTTATAACAAAAATGAAAAAAGTATTATACATAGTTGCCAAAGGTAGAAAGCAACCAGGAGAAACACCAGCACCTCATGTACCTCCGGGACTAGAGAAAAAAGAAGAGGCGCCTCAAACTCAGTTACCACTTCCTACTATTGCAGAAAATCCAATTCCAGACCCAATGGTTGTTTCAACCAGTGAGATGGAAACGGAAACCACTCCATCATCTCTTTCTCCTGATGTTGTGATCAGGGTTGAGATGGATCATTATAATGATGGCACTCCCGAAACAATTACACTCGGTGCTGCCTATCATCTTGCGACAATGGAAAAACTAAATACACTCGTTACAGGTATGAACACAATCCACGAAAGGATCGAAAATATGGCACTAAACCTAGAAGCACTAACAGCGGAAGTTGCTCGTGTCAAGGGCGTCCATGAATCAGCAGTCACTCTTATTCACAGAGTTACAGACGAACTTGTTGATATCAAGGCAGCTCTTGCGGCAGCAACAGCACATGTTGAACCGCCAGTTGACACTTCTGCTCTAGATGCTCTCGTTGCAGACCTCAAGTCTTCAACAGACGGACTAGCAGCAGCAGTTGCAGCAAATCCACCAACACATACTGTCGTTCTTAACGCAGAAGACACATCTACTCCAACAGTAGAAGTTGTTCTTCCTGAAGTTATGCCAGAAGTTGTGGAAACAACAGTTGAACAGATCGTTGAGACTGTTGACCCAGCATCTCCAGAACCACAGTTCACAATCACTGTTGAAGAAGCAGCACCTGCTGTTGTCGAAGCAGTTGAAGCAGCACCAGCAGAAGTCGTTGCTGCTCCAGAAGAAACACTTACAACTTCTGAGGGAACAGTCCTTGAATCAGCAGTTATCGAAACAGACCCAGGTCTTGTTGACGTAGTTGTTACAGTTCCAGCAGAAGAAGCAGCACCTGCAGAAGCAGCAGGAGTTGACGTTCTTGAATCAGTTCAGGAAGCATTTGAAGCAGCACCAGAAGTGACTGCGGAAGAAGTTCCAACTGTTACAACAACCATCAACGCAGACAACCCAGAAATTCCAACTGTTGAAGTTGTAATGCCTGAAGTTCTGCCAGAAGTTGTTACTGTAACAACAGAACAGATTGTTGAAACAGTTGATCCTGCATCAACAGAACCACAGTTCACATTGACTGTGGAAGAAGCACCTGCAGCAACCGTTGAAGCAGTTGAAGCAGTTGCTCCTGAAGTAGTTGCAGACCCAGCAGTAACAGTTCCTTCTCCAGAAGGTGAACTTGCTACCGCTGTTATCGAAACTCCAGCAGAACAGGTTAACGTAACAGTTGCCGCTCCTGTTGAAGAAGTCGCAGCAGCAGCAGAAGCAGGAGTTGATGTTCTTGCTACTGTTGAAGCAGCAGTCGAAGCAACTCCTGAAGTTGTAGCAGAAGAAGCACCAAAGACTGAATAAGTCTTAATCACTTAAAGAAAAAGGCAGGGTTTTATCCCTGCCTTTTTTGTTGTCTAATTTTTAAGTGTTATAAATACGAATATCGCCCATGTCGGGCATACATATGGAGATAGTAATGCTAGTAGGATACAGAACTTACATCGTTTCGTTTATGATTGCTGCGTTTGGTATTCTTGAAATGACTGATTGGAATTCATTCTTTGATAATCCAGGAGCAGGTATGGTTGCATTGCTCTCTGCTCTTGTTATGGCAGCACTTCGCACAATTACCACAACTCCACCTGGATTTCTTAAGAAAGATGAATAATGTTTAGTGGAATATGGGTTACTGTTCTAGGACTTCTTAATGGACTTGTTCAGGTTTTCGCGAGAGTCCTAGAACAACTCAAAAAAGATGAATTGATTACTCAGGGCAAGGAACTTCAACAAGCAGAGATTGCCAAAGAAGAGATTGATATGAATCGTCAACAGACTGAGATTCTAACCAAAGACCAAACAAGAGAAGAAACCGCAAAGAAAATGGAAGACGGGAGTTTTTAATGAATAAAATGATTTTGGCAACTCTGTTTATTGCCACAACATTAGGTGGATGTGCTGGAGGAAGTCTTTCACAGACTCAACAGAAACAGGCAGCATTGGTTATTAGCAAGTGTCCTGTTCTTAAGCAATATAGCAAAGAACAATTGCGTCAAGCAGCTGCCGAACTTCGATCACTTCCTTCTGAGTCTCAGGTTGCGGTTCTTGTCACAGACTACAGCAAATTGAGAGATGCTTGTCGAGTTGCTAACAAGAAACTAAAATCTCTGAAAAAGTAATGCCTATTATCAAAACTATGTTTAGACATAGGTATGACGTGTCCCAGAAACGTCTGGAACTATGCAAACCGTGTCCTTATTATGATCTTGTGGGAAGATGTACCAAATGTGGGTGCTTCGTAGAGTTCAAGACATTAATGATGGAAGCAGAGTGTCCAATTGGAAAATGGGGTCCTGAGAAAGATGAAGAGTGATGGATTTATCATTGGCAAAACGCATTCTTGGAATTGATTACAGACTGTCTGAGTCTGAATTAAAATCCATCTATAGAAAAAAAGCAATCACACTACATCCAGATACCAATAAAACACCAACTGCGGCAGAAGAGTTTCGTGCATTGAATTCTGCTTATCAGTTCCTGCTTAAGCATCTGAATTCCCTTCATCCAAAACCAAAAGACAAACCAAACTGTCCCATCATCTACAGAACTCTGGATAAGAAAAACGAAAATACCATAACAATTCCTAAAGATGCACTAAAGGAAGATGATCTGTGTATTTACTATATCTGGAAAGGAAATGAGTATAGAACGATTTTCAAAAAGGGTATGAATCTACCAACGACAGTGAAGATTGAGGGAATAGATTTGATTTTGGAGATAAAGGAAGAGGTTTGGGGATAAAAAAATGGCGGGGTTTGTTCCCCCGCCATTTGTGCTTACTGTCTAAGCATCTGGTCGTACCAGAAGTCTACTGTTTTAACGCGAAGAGTATTATTGCAATCTCCCGCACAGTCCACCCAAGTTCCGCCTGGTAGTTGAACTTTCTTACCAAGACTAGAAGACTTAGTAGCACCTTTGACACACTTTCCGAAATGCTTCTTACTGCAAGCAGTAACGGAATTTCGTTCTTTTATTTGAGAACGAACCGCAGCAGATACTCCGTCTTTATGAGGAGCAAGAATTGCTACTGGAGTTGCTATCGCAGATGATACTAAAGAAAGCATTAGAACAAGAGCAAGAGCAATAGCAGCAACCATTAGACAATCTCCACTTCTGCTGGCATATATGCCGTAACTTCAAGACCAACTTCAACTTCTGTAACTGTAGGAATATTCCAAGTCTTCATGTGTTTTCTCCTAAATAGATATGTCAGATTTTCTCTGACTATTAATATATAGATATTGCACCAACATAATTCAATTCACAAAAGATCACGACCGCGTTACTTGACTAGATAGAAAATATACAGTATAATAATCAAATGGAGGACTAGGAATGGAATTCAATTACGGATTTACAATTTTTGATTCCCAAAACCCAGATACAATTCTTCACTTTGTGGGATTTGAAAAACCACCATCAAGTGAGGATTGGAAACATATTATAGAAGAACTACAAACCGATCCTGAATTTACGCCTTTATTAGATCAGTTTGATTGGGAAATGAGACTATCAACTCCCGATGAAATAGAATATTTCCGCGAAGTTATGTGCGAAGCAGCAGGTAAAAATGAAATCAGATATAAAGACGATACTCCTGAAATCACGAGACACTAAAGGAATTCCAAATCTAAATGCGCAGCAATGGAAAAAACTCAACGAACAGTATGACAAAGAGACAATCATTGCAGCACTTATAGAATACGTCAAAGAATACAAACCAGAACCACCAGTCAACCATGTTACTGAAAAAGACATGGTTGACTGTTTTTATCGACTCAAGAAAGCCCCCTATACCAAGTTCTTTCTTACAAAGGAAGAGACTGTCGGTAGAGTATTGGAAAAGTATGATGACTATGCCTATCCATATGACAAGTATGGACTGGGTGTTGTTCAAATGGGCAACTCATATATTGATGTGAGCAATTACTTCAATCAAAAACTTCGTATGGAGTGTGATGTCTATGGTTTTCGGAGTGCCCATCATCGGTGGAAAACGGGGGAAGACTTAAGAACAGTCTTTCTTGCATTGTGGCGTCTTGGAAATGATCATCTGGACGAGTATGCTTTTGTTGTGGCATTTCGTCTTGCAACATATATTGCAACCCAGTTTAAACCACATGTTGCCAAGTTCATCTATGATGCAACCAATTCCAACAGCATCTTCGATGCCTCTTGTGGTTGGGGAGATCGTCTTGCTGGATTCTATTGCTCAAAAGCACAAATCTACATAGGGTGTGATCCCAACCCAATCACATTTGAAATGTATAAAAAGCAATGCTTGACATACGAAAAACTACTTGGATGTGACAATCCAAAAGTAATAGAATCAAAAAATGCATTTCTTTGTATGGGAAAGAAAGTTGTGGAGATTGCGCGTATTGCAGCAGAAGATTATGTCAAAGAAGGACTTCCTGGACACATTGATTGTGCTTTTACATCTCCTCCATACTTTTCAACAGAACTGTATAACTCGGGCGGTGAACACGAAGATGATCAATCCTGGAAAAGATATTCAACCTATGAAGAATGGAGAGATAAATTCTATCTACCAGTCAATGAAGCATTATTTGAGAATTTAAACGAAAAGGGTATTTTAATCGTCAACATTCAAGACCCAAAGATTCATAATGTAAGATATCACGCCTCTGATGATCTGATAAATGATCTGACAACTAAATATACAGATTGTAAGTTCATTGGAAATATGGGTATGCGCATCATGCAGAGACCCAAAAATATTTCCAAAAATCTTCTTGCGGATCACTTTGATAGAATATATGTTGAACCAATGTGGTGCTTTGGTAAGAACAGAACATCATTTGCTATGGAAAAAGGTGGAGGATTGTTAGATTTTATAACATAAGGGAGAATCATGGCAATTACAGTTGACGATATCAGATCATCGCTTAGTAAATTGGGACTGCTTGAAACATCAAAAGACCCAAATCCATCTTCTCTCAAAAAAGGAAAAGACTATTTCGTTTCACCAAGTTCAAAGGGAAAAGAATTTATAGTCTATCTTTCAGACAAATATCAAAAATCCGATCGCAAACAATATCTCACAGACCTAGCACAAAAACTCAAATCATTTAAAGCACTATACAAAATGAAAGTTGGTGCCAGTACTGCCGGAGGAATCACTTTTCCCGGATCACAAATTTACATTATTGCAAAGATGTTTAAAAGCAATGCTGGAGCAATAAACAAAGGCATCTTATTTGAGCAAAATCTAGAAAAAGACCTAAAAACATATCTAAGTGATGGAACCAATTTCATCTATAAAGATTTCATGAAACAGTTTACTGCTTCTATCTATCCAGACAAAATTGCATCAATTAAGACATACGGCGCACTAAATACCTCAAGACCTTTTGGAGTCGATGGTCAAGGTCTTTATGTTTCTGTAAGAGGTCGTGGAAGAAGTGAAATGATAGGATTTGCGGTTGTAGATATTTTGGTAATAACTACAAAAGGAAGAAAAATTCCACTATCTCTAAAATATGGAAGCACTGTTACATTCTTTAATTCTGGAGTTTCTCGGTTTTTCAATACAGAAGACTTCAAAAAAGGAGACTTCACTCGCGATCCTGTAGCAAAAGAAATTTTCAATCTCTTTCAACTTGATCCAAAACTGTTCAAAGAATCCTTCATGAACTATGTTGAACGTGAAGACGGTAAAAAAGTTGTCTCCGAAAAGCATTCTGTGTCCGTCAAAATCGATAAAGCAGCAATGAAAAAATTCATCAAAACTGTCATTGGATATGGTTATACATTGGTACATGAACACAATAATGGTCACATTTCAATGCATGAAATTACCAAAGATTTTCTAGATAAGGCAGCAACTCCAGATTCAAACTACATAACGATTTTATATCCAAAAGCAGGAAGTGCAAAACGTGTAGATATTCTTGTCAGCACGCCAGTATTTAATCTTAAGTTCAACATACGAAATAAACAAGGAGGAATTCTCCCAACACATATGATGTGTGATTATTCGTTCAAATGAGCAAAAAATTCAAGAATCAAAAAAAGCAAGTCGGGGACATCATAAATACAGCATTGAAAGAAGCAGAAGAATCATGCTATTGTGCTACTTGTAAACATGCATATTTTCGACCCAATGACATAACAGGATACTGCCGACACGAAGACAATCGAAAACAGATGCATCCAAAATCAATAGATATCTTTCACACATGCAAGCATTGGACTGAGAATGAACATCTAGAGGACTAAAGTTATATAAATACATGACAAGGAGAATTGTCATGTATGGATTCGTTTATATAACTACTAACAAAATCAACGGAATGAAATACATTGGAATGTGTAAAGCATCCAAATTAAAAGCAGAAGAATATATTGGATCGGGAACACATTTTAAAAAAGCAGTTGAAAAATATGGAAAAGAAAATTTTGTCCGAGAAATTTTAGAAGAATGTCATTCATTTGAAGAATTATGTGAATCTGAAAAAACTTGGATTAAAAAATTTGATGCTCATAATTCAGATAGATTTTATAACATTACTTCTGGAGGAATTGGTGGATGTTCTGAATCAATGAAAGATTTTTGGGGCCAATTTACCGAAGAAGAACGAAAAAAATTAAGAAAATGGAATAAGAAAAACAACTCTGGTTCTAATAATCCTATGTATGGAAGAAAACATTCAGAGGAAACGAAAAGAAAAATTGGAGCAAAAAGCAAAAACAGAAATTGGGGAAGAAAAACACCAGTAATTGGTGGACTTAATCCAAAAGCAATTAAAGTCAAGCTGATTCACGAAGATGGAAAAGAAGAAATTTTTGATTGCATTAAAGATATATCTACAAAATATGGATACAATTATTCGTCACTTAAAACTTGTTATAAAAGACAAAAATGGTCAAGAAAGTATAAGGTAAAAGTAGCAAATGCTTAGATTTTCAGAATACAGAAAGGAGGTCATTATTCAAGGTGAAGGTTCCTTCTTTATAAGCGAAAGCAAGGAAGGAAAATCTCTTCACCTTGAATAATTATCGAACACATTGAGGATGACATTCTCAATAGTGGAGTCATCGGTGTACGCGATGCAATCAACTTTCTACAATCTCTTAGAGACATGCTTGCTGGACATACCTCAGCACCACATCTCAATCTAACAAGTAAGTGGGATGGAGCACCCGCGATCTTTGCCGGCATCAACCCAGCAAATGGACGATTCTTCGTTGGTAGCAAGAGTGTATTCAATAAGAATCCCAAACTCAATTACACAGCAGCAGACATTGACTCCAATCATCCTGGTGAAGGACTTAATCAAAAACTCAAGGTAGCGTTGCAGTATCTTCCTGAGATTGGCATTACTGGTGTCATGCAGGGTGATATGATGTTCACACAGTCCGATCTCAAGTATGAGAACATAGATGGAGAACAGATGGTGACGTTTCAACCAAACACCATCGTATATGCAGTTCCAATGAATTCAACTCTTGCAAAGCAAATCACGTCTGCCAAGTTAGGTGTGGTTTGGCATACTGAGTATCACGGATCGTCACTTGAAAACATGAAAGCATCCTACAATATCAACATTGGAAAATTCAGACAGAGCAGAAACGTCTGGTTCAGAGATGCCACATTGGTTGATCTTGCTGGTACTGCCACATTTACAGACAAAGAGACTGCACAAATAACTGCCATTTTGTCTCAAGCAGGAACACTTTTT